AACTTTATTGCTACCGTATCTAGTATATTAAGTAAGCTATCATGAATATGAGACCACAAAAACCAATACCAAAACCTAAACAACAGATTGATTTAAAAGATGCTGAAACTATGACATGTCAAAAATGTGAAAATAAAATTTTCATACAAGGATATGTGATAAAGAAAATGTCAGCAATCTTGTCACCAAACGGTAAAGAAGTAATAGCACCGATACAGGTATTCAATTGTGGAAGTTGTGGTGAGTTATTGCCAATGGGTGGGGAGTTAGATGAACTTATTTAAATGGATTGATGAACTTTTTGTCGGTAAACGAGATTGGAATACTTTCTCTGATGCCGACAAGAAAAAATTCAGCCCTTTTATGGTCAATCGGTATTTAAGTATGCAAGAGGATTTCTTGCCTTTTGTTAATTACTTTCAAAAGTATACAATAGAAGTAATGCCACATAAATCAGTATATCAGTTTTACTGTAATTTACTACCAAAGAAAAAGACTTATTTGAAGTATTTGAGTGGTAAAAAAGAAAAAACAAATGATATGGTTGTTCCTTTTATTATGGAATATTTTGAAGTCAGTAAATTACAGGCATCGGAATATTACAAATTAATGTCTAAGGAAGACTTGATACTATTGGTAAAGAAATTTGGAAAATCCGATAAGGAAATAAAAAAGATGAAAATTAGATGAGTAAGTTATTTTGGGCTTTTGCATTTTCTGTAGTTGGAAATTTCATAGCTTGGTTTCACATGCAAGCACAATTCAAATGGGAATGGGCTAGAAATTGGTATTGGATAATACTTGGTGGTATTCCTATTAGTGTTTTGTTTTATTGGAGCACTCGTTGGTTCTATGAATACTTTGGAAAATACTGGTATGTTAGACCTGTTGGATTTGGACTATCAACCTTGATGTTTGGAGTTTTAACTTGGTTGGTGTTAAATGAATTACCTGATACAAGAACAATAATATGCTTGTTTTTATCAGTAATTATTATTATATTACAATTGTCACATTTTATTAAAATATAGGAGTTATATGAGCAAATCAAAAGATGTTGTCACGTTAATGGAAAAGGAATGGCCAGTAATGACAGCAGAATTTAGAAAGTTACAGCGAGAACAATACGAATTATTTCTTCACAAACAACACGATTATGGTCCTGGTAATATTTCGGTTGGAACACAATTAAAAAATGCCGAAGAAATAAAGTTATCTCTTACAGGTCTTTGGTTTAGAATGAATGATAAGTTACAGAGGGTAAAGACTCTGTTGATGACTGGTAGAGATTCTGCCGTAAAAGATGAGCCGTTAGAGGATGCGTATTTAGATGTTAGTAATTATGGAATCATGGCTACAATCGTTGGCCGTGGAAAGTGGGGTAAATAGTGAACGGACATTGGGGAGTTAAAAAAGAGAAGACACCAAGAAAAGCTTCTAATACCGCAAATGAAAAACATATATCGGTACAAGATAATAAAATATACTTTTACTCTGGTGTAAATAGAAATGCATGTGTTGAGTTGAATAAAAAGATTGGTGAGTTAGAAGCAAAAAGCTTGACTTTATCAAATACTCTTGGTATATTACCACCACCAATTAAAATATACATTAATTCAGGTGGTGGAACTATTGTTAGTGGAATCGCTTCTATGGATACGATGATAAGATGTAAAGTTCCAATTGAAACTTATGTCGATGGTTTCTCTGCTAGTGCTGCGACATTCTTAACTGTTGTTGGTGAGAAAAGATACATGAGTAGAAATTCATATATGTTGGTTCATCAGTTATCAAGCACCTTTTGGGGAACATATAGTAACTTTGAAGATGAGAAGAAAAACTTAGACTTGATGATGAAAACAATAAAAGACATTTATAAAAAATACACTAAACTACCTATGAAAAAATTAGACAAAATACTAAAACACGACTTAATGTGGGATGCTAAAACTTGTTTAGAATATGGGTTAATTGACGAAATATTATAATGGGACACGTATCACACTCACAATTTGTTTCTTATAACGAATGTAATCTAAAGTGGAAACTTAGATACATTGATAAATTAGGAACATTCACAGGCAATATACACACTTTGTTTGGAACTGCTATGCACACTACACTTCAGACTTATCTAACAGAAATGTACGGTAAGTCTATTGTGGCAGCTGAATCGCTAGATTTAAATAATATGTTGAAAACTGAAATGATGAACGAGTTTAAAAAGATAAAAAACAATCAAGAAACATTACCATGTACTCAGGATGAAATGATTGAGTTTTATCAAGATGGAATGGCTATAATAGAACATTTTAGAAAACATCGTGGTAAATACTTTATGAAGAAGAACTATGAGCTGGTTGGTATTGAGTTGCCTATTTTTATGAATCTTCAAGAAAATGTTCAATTAAAAAGTTACCTTGATGTGGTGATAAGAAATAAAATATCAGGTAGAATAACTATTATCGATTTGAAAACATCGACCAGAAGTTGGACAGATTTTCAAAAGAAAGATTTTTATAAAAAGTCACAATTATTACTTTACAAACAATTTTATTCAGAAAAATTCAACATACCATTGGATAAGATAACTGTAGAATTTTTAATACTGAAAAGGAAAATTGCTAAGAAAAGTGACTTTCCTATCAGCAGACTTCAAAGGTTTGAGCCATCTAATGGAAAACCAAGTATTAATAAAACAGTAAAGGCTTTCACGGAATTTCGTGAGGCTATTTTTGATGAAAAGGGAAATCATAAAACCGATAGAAATTATCCAGCTAAACCTGGTAAAGCTTGTAAATTCTGTGAGTTTTATGAAACGGAGCATTGTAAATGGGGAAAGATACTTTAAGAGTAGGAATTGTCGGTAGTCGTAAGTACGAGAACCGAAGAAAAATCAAAGAATTTATCTTTAAGTTAAAGAATGAGAAAGGAACTGATACGATAGTAGTAAGTGGTGGTTGTAAATCAGGTGCCGATAGATATGCTAAAAAGTATGCCTTAGAGTTAGGATTACAGTATCAAGAGTTTCCACCGTTTCATGAGAATTGGAATATCTATTGTCCTAAAGACCAAAAAGATTATGGCAGACCTTATAGTGTGAAAAACTTTTATGCTAGAAATAAAATAATAGCAGCCTATTCAAAATATGTGGTTGCATTCATACCAAGAGGTGTGGAATCAAAGGGTTCTATGTCTACGATTAATTATGCTAAAAAATTTGGAAAAAAAACACTCGTTATTAATTAAATATATATATTTATATATATATGAAGAATACACAAATAAAACTAACATCGGTAAAGGTTATTCAAAATCTTTACGAATCTTTTAAAAGTAAAACTGTAAATTCGTCTATGAACTTACAAAAGCTAGTGAATAGGTCTATACATCAATACATAAGTGATAGCGATATTCGAGAGAATATTGAAACTTACGACAAACTCTATGTGAGTGGAAGTCAGTTTTAAAACAAAAAATTAAAGGTTATTATGAGTAAGAAGAAAAAAATACTATTACTATCCGATGATATTAGAATGCATAGTGGAGTAGCCACGGTATCAAAGGATATTGTTTTTGGAACTTTAAAAGAATATGATTGGGTTCAGATAGCAGGCGCTATAAAACATCCTGAAAAGGGTAAAATAGTTGATATGTCTCAAGGTCTTAGTGAATTAGGAATAAAAGACGGTTATTTGAAGATATATCCTGTTGATGGGTATGGAGATCCTGATGTTTTAAGAGAAGTGTTGGCACTTGAAAAACCAGACGCTATACTTCATTACACGGATCCAAGATTTTGGATTTGGTTCTATCGTATGGAAGCAGAAATCAGACAAACCATGCCTATATTCTATTATAACATATGGGATGATTTACCAGATCCACAATATAATACGAATTACTACAGAAGTTCTGATTTATTGATGTCAATATCAAAACAAACTTATGGCATTAATAATAGATTATTAAAACCTTACGGTTATGAGGATTGGCAAACCACGTTTGTGCCACATGGAATATCATCAAGACGTTTTAGTAAAATCAAAGACGATAATGTTAAATTGATAGAATTTGATGAAAAATACGGAATATCAGACAAGAAGTATAAAATACTATATAGTAATAGAAACATCAGAAGAAAACAACCTGGTGATGTCTTATTGGCGTACAAATACTTTATGGATGAATTAACGCCAGAACAAAGAGATGAGTGTGTGTTGGTATTTCATACTCAACCTTGTGATAATAATGGTACTGATTTACCACGAGTTCACAAACACTTATGTCCTGAGTATGATGTGTGTTTTACTTATAACAAGGGTGGTGCATTTAATGATGAGTCTATGAATTTATTATTTAATTCAGCTGATGTTTACATTAATATTGCTTCTAATGAAGGATTCGGTTTGGGTAGTGCTGAGGCAATTACAGTTGGAACACCAATCATTGTAAATGTTACAGGTGGACTACAAGACCAATGTGGATTTACAGATGATGATGGTAATTTGCTAACACCTGAAGATTATGTTGAGTTAGGTACAAATCACAGAGGTAGATATAAAGACCACGGAGAATGGGTAAAACCGGTCTTCCCAACCTCAATATCTCTACAAGGTTCACCACCTACTCCATACATTTGGGACGATAGATGTCAGCCTGAGGATGCCGCTAAATGTCTTAGAGAGTTTTATGATATGGGTAGAAAAGAAAGAAAGAGACTTGGTAACATAGGTACTAAGTTCTTTAGAGAAAATCAAATGACAGCAGTTGCCATGGGTGATAATTTTATCAGTTCAATGAATGGTGCTTTTGAGAATTGGAAACCAAGAAAAAAATATGATATGGTAAGTATATGAAGAAATCAGTAGTTATGGTAGCACCTTTCAACACTCGTAGTGGTTACGGAGACCATGCAAGGTCAATATTTTATTCCATTATGGATAGAAATTC